CTTACGGGGATCTGCTAAATCCGTTTAGTTGATCTACTTGAGGTTCTATCCATGACACTAGTTCAAGCGCCGAAAGCCGATATGTCATATTGGTCGTATAAATACACCAATAAGGGCAAGCCGTATACCGGATCGTCTGGAACTGCTAGTACACCTTTGGTCCTGTCCAATAATCGTCAAACAGCTTCGCTGCGCGATTATTATAAAAGTCATGCTCATACTGTACTAAAACCGTGTCTCCCCTATTCAGGCAATCGTCAGATTCGCCTAATGGGATGCGATTTCATAACCACTGTGTTTCAAAAGAATCGTAGTGCTCTTAATGTTATCGATGGTAGTTCTCAGGGTGTGGGCAGAATGTCATTCTCTGCCCCTTTTGATGATAATGCAACTATTATTATTAGTACGTTGCAGAACGAAGCAAGAGCTAAGTTTAATGAAGCTCTTCGCGAACGTAATCATACCCTGAACCTAGCTGCGCAATTACGTGGTGAAGGTCGTGAAAATATTGCTTATATAGCGCAGGTTTTCCTACGCTTGAAACAAGCAATCCATTCCATAACTCACCCACGAGCAGCTCTTGGTGCTTACGTTGTCTGGTTAAGACGACGACAGACCCAAGCCAGTAGCGCTAATCTCAAGGAATTCTTCCATGAGGCCTCTCAAGGCTGGTTAGAGTTGCAATTTGCACTTAAACCGTTAATTAGCGATATTCAAGATGTCCTTGCTGCCACTGTGAAACCAAAACTCATTAGTTATGGTTATACGGGACATGCTAAGGACGTCTCAACTTTGTCTGGTGGTGTCATCAATTTTGGAGGCACTACTAATTATCCAAATACCGTAACTTGTCGGTATTCAGTAGAAATTCATTATGAAGTCTACTATGGGGGGAGAGTTCTCTCTCCTTATGTGGATAATCAGATTATTGGTATGGATGCTGAATCCATACTAAGCGGATTGTATGAAGGTACTCCTTGGACCTGGTTACTAGATTATTTTACTAATGTTCATGACGCTCTTGAATCTTATTTCGCCGATTATTCTCATCTAGAACAATATACTAGATATTATACATTGCGAAAATCGATTTACAATCGTCCTTCTCCGTCAATAGCATCTAATGCTTTATATGACATTTTTGGAGACATTAGAAAACCTGTGACCGGGTACGCCGAGTACATTACCCGTACTGTTGATAATGCTTCATCTTCGGTCTATCTCGATTTCCGAGCGCCGTTTATGAAACAACTCGCTAATATAGGTGCATTATTAACTTCTTTTGCGACAAGACGTCGTTAACTTATTAAACTTTAAGGTATTATACCATGTCAATAACTGTTCCTGGCTCCGTAACTGGAGCCGCCATTAATGGTTTGACCACTCCGTCTTTTACTGTTACAGCTGATTATGCTGACGCACGCGTCAAGCAATCATATGTATCAGCATTAGGAGGTACTCAAACCGGGGTTGTTGCTCACAGTGCCGATGTTCCCTTTGTTATGAAAATAACAAAGCCATCGACTTTGCGTACGTTAGGTATCCCAAACCCGCTAACAGGTATTGTTAGCAATATTCCTAAGAACACGTATGGACTAAACTTTATCAAGGGCGTCAATGTTAACGCTACTAATAAGGCTATTAGTCAATTACGCTTAGTGTGGGATGTACCTGCCGGGTCCGTGTCACAAGATTTAAATAGTCTCAAGAGCATGTTATCTTTTGCTGCTGGTGCTATTTATACACTTGCTGACCAACTCGATGACGCAGTGGCTAACAATTCCATTTAATTAAACCTAGGAACATTCTTATGTACTACGATACAAAGAAACTTGCTCTTTTAGAACATGAAAAAGACAATATCATTAGTTCTTTTGTTTCTCTTACTCGGCCCGCGAACGCTAGTTTGCTCGCCGACATTCGAAGACAGTATCTCTACGATAATGTCTTCAGAAAATGTGAAACTCTATGTCCAGCTATTACTAAAATGGCTGATTACAGCGATATTTCAGTGAGAGAACGAAATGCATATGCTAGTTTCATCGAAAATGCAACACGTACACCATGTGATCTACCTTCATACTTTGAAGTTTTTCACTTAGAGGTACGTAATGAATTACGTCTAGTACTCTCGGAGCTTCCAAGCTTCGAAAGTTTTATGTGTACTCATTTTGCATATGCTAAGAAGAAATCCTTTATGCAACGTCATTTTAGTGATCTACTACCATTTAAGTATGGTGTTGATGATTTAATTGGACGTGAACATAGTTGGGGTTTATTCAACTTATGGTGCCGTGTGAATAATTGTCAACATATCTTTGAGAATAACCGAAAGGTTATACTAAAGGATGATGACATACACGGCAAATTGTCTTTTGTGCCTAAGGACTACAGATCTTTCAGATCTGTGATTACCATTGGGAATATAGATATGTTCGTCCAATTATTAATTGGACAATACTTAGAGTTGGCGCTTACGCGGTTTGGTATTAATTTAACATACCAACCCCTAATTAATCGCGCTCTGGCGGCTTATGCCTCAGAACGTGGTCATTTAGCAACTGTAGACCTATCGGCGGCATCAGATCGGATATATACTGATCTTGTTGCATCGTATCTTGATGGTCTACCCATATACGATCACATGTGTAAAACACGTGTTTTGCAATGTGAGTATAAGGCTTCAATATCTAAATCACAAAAAGAGGTCATTTCCCTAAATATGTTTGGTACAATGGGAAATGGTTTCACCTTCCCGTTACAAACTTTGTTGTTTGCAGCGGTATCTAGATGTGCTATTCGCAGATCTGGGTTTAAAGCTTATCCTGCAACTTATAAACCTACTTATGTAGGCATAAGTGAAGATATGCTTTATCATTCTAATAAGTCTTCAGACATACCTATAGGTATGGATGTAAGCATTTCTAACTTAGAACTAGCTAATTATACTGTATTCGGTGATGATATTATCATCCCCACAGATACAGTTGCGTTTGTTACCTCCTATTTAGAACAGTGTGATATGAAGGTTAATGTTAATAAAACATTTAAAAGTAGTGATCCCTTTCGCGAATCATGCGGTAGCGATTATTGGTTAGGACATGACATACGATTTTTCTCTTGTAAAAGATTAGAGAATCTTTCGGATGTTTATATCTTACTCAATCGCGCTATTGCTTGGTCTGCGAAATATCAGGATATGTGGCTATATGACTGGATTATATCTGTCATACAGTTCTTATCTTCACGTGGTGATTTATATGAAGTACCTCTTTGGTTTCCCGAAGAGAGTGGCCTCCGTGTTAACTATAAAGTTACGTTTGGAGGAGCTAGACATACTTTTATCGGTACGTCTACCATTTCATATTCTGTCCATTTTAACACTAGTCGAGCGCAGAATCATCTTTTTAATATAAAGTTGGCCTGCGACGGTTGGTTTAACCGTTCTAGTGTTAAGGTCTTAAGTCCAACCAAGTCACATCGTGCTTTTCGAAAGGAAAGCATTAAAATAGCGATGAAGACAAAAATTGGTCTTAAGAGGCACGTTTCCAATTCGATACCTGTCTGGGACGTTGTACCTAGCGGGTGTAGTTTAAATGATACTATACATCTTATTGGAGCTTTACAAGGTTTAAGTTACCTTTACGAACTGCCAATGTAGTTCACAAAAACTAGGGGTCG